TCAGATTAAAAGTGCTGGTGACAAGGTGCCCGTGCGCCGCAGCGCCGGCAGCACGTCGTGGGTGATCCAACGCTTGAAGCGTTTGGCTTCGGGCTTGCGGCTTGAGAGGGTGAGCGAATACAGGCCGGGTTCGTTGATTGCGGAAACCTGCTGCGCGCCGCCAAGGGTGTCCACTACCACCGGCGCCCTTTCATCCTCATCCAGCCGGGCGACAGCATCGCGCGGCTTGCTGATGCCCAGACACTCACACACATCCAGCGCCACGAACCACGGCAGACCGGCTTCATCCTCGACCACGCGCACCGCGCGGCCCTCGAAGTCGAACGGGGTGATGGCGTTCATGCGGCGACCACCTCGGTCTCGATGGCCTCGTAGAAAGCCGTGGACAGATCCATCAACACCGCCGCGACGAAAGCCCCACTGACTGCATTGAGCGGCTCCTCTACCCCAACGGAATGCATCACTTGCCGCGCGGTGAGAGCCAACAGCTGCCCGGCATAGAACGCATCGGCTACTGCACAGCCGTCCGGAATCACCAATAGGCCGTCGGCGCAGCTGGACAATGCCACTTTGAGTTGCTTCGTGGTGCGCTGCGGCTGGTTAGCCGCGGGCTGGGCCAATGCCGGCGCAACGGCGGCAGCGATGCGGGCGATGGTGTCGGCGGGCAACTCGGCAGCGGCCGAGCGGATGGTGTCTTGCAGGGAAGCGGCGCCCTTGCGGGCAGCAGAACGACTCATGGCGATCTCCTCTGGGGTTGGAGTCCGCCGAATCCGAGACCAATCGAAGGCGGCGGACGGTGCGGGTTGGTCTACCGGCCAAAGGCTACCGGCGCCCCGAAGGACCCACGCACCGCCCGCCATGGAACTGGCTGGCATGCACCACCGGCTGCAGCCGGCAACAAAAAAACGCCGGCATCGGCAGGATGGGCGCTGGTGCGCCTTTGGACTCGGGAGACCAATCCCGGCTGCGGATTTGGCCGCAGCGGAGTTGATGCTGCGCGCAGCCCGGGCGAGTGTCAAGCGGGGGATTGCCACCGCCCTGCCTCACATGCGCGCTTACATGGACTCCAGCTCAGCGTGCGCCTTTGCCTTGTCCCACTCGGCCTTTGATTCCTCCGTGCCTTGCGGGGCGCGCATTTCGATGGACTGCACGTTAACCATCCAGGCAGTCATGACGGCACTTCCTTCGTCGGCATCCTTCTTGGTCCGCTTACCCTTCTTGAAGTTGGCGTACTGCCCTTTGCCATGCTCAAGCGCCTGGGACACACAGGCTGCAACCGCAGCCCTGTCCTGCTCCCCTTTCTCGACACGAGCCTGCGCATTGGCAGAGTCCGTTGACGCCAACTGAGACATGCGATCGAGCATGTACTGCGTGCTCTCTCGCCGGCCATGGCTCACTGCATAGATACGAGTATCCATCTCGATGCGCGTCCTCTCCTCCTCGCTCGCCAGTCGGTCCTTGAGACTAGCCGTTGAAGCGGCACCTGATAGCTCCGAAGCCATCGCTGAGCAAGTAGTCCTTTCTGCTTCGAGTTCCACTGCCAGCTTCGCCGCGTTGCTCACCACCTGGCCATGGGCAGACGCCGCTGCCGAACCCACAACGAGTGCCGCCACTAAACCAATGTTCCTTTTCATCCCCTGTCCCTCTGAGTGTGGAAACGAAATGGTACTGCCGATTACGCCACCTCGCTTCCCAGCGAGAACGACAGTGCGCCGGCCACGAAGGCATGCGCGGAGGCTAGGTAGGCGTAGTAGCTCGCCCGGCTGATCCGCAGCCCCAGCCGAGCCATGCGTGCGAGGCGGTCCCCCTCGCTCATGCCGGCCAGGCAGTACTCCGTGCGCAGCACGCGCGCCTCCTTCCAGCGGCCCGTGCGCTCCATGCACTGCACGATGGATTCCACGCGCATGGCGTCCACGGCCAGCAACGCCATTTCCAACGGCTCGATGCGCTCGGTACCGGTGGGCGTGGCCCGCAGCACCTGGTCGCCCGCCACCGCCGCGGCCCAGGTGCGGAGCTGGTCGTGGAGGGTCTTGTCTGCCGACACTCAGTGCACCCCCGAGCTGCGCACACCACGCCGGTAGCGCGGAAGGTGGGCCTGAAATGTTTCACGGGAATCCGCCGAAGCGGAGGCAGGCGCCGTGCCCGGAGATGTTTCACAGGAATCACCGGCATCATGCACCTGCGCGGTGACGCTGAGCCGTGCATCGATCGCATCCCAATCCGCCTTGCCGAATCGGTGCAGGCGCACTTCCGGGTGATGCGCCGCAGCGTAGGCATAGACCCACGTATCGAGCGGCTCGTTGCGCACAACGCGCTTCTCGAACCGGTTCTTGACGGGGTTGTAGACCTCTGACACCAGCCCGGGGAAGAACTCAGGCGGCAGCTGGTCGCTGAAGTGCACGAGCCGCGCATCGGCCTGCCGCTCGGCGTCAGCAGACAGACGGCTGTAGAGATAGTGCTTCGCCGCCACGCCGCCAACGTGATAAATGGTGATGCCGCGCTTGTCTGTGCGTCCGCGCCAGGTGACGTCCGCAAGCTTGCCCTTGGACAGGATGGGCGCATTGTTCGGCTTCGCACCGAAGATACACATCGGACGCGTGACCAAGCGTTGCCGCACATAGTTCTTCACCGCCTCCGTGCGGTGACCGCCCGCATCGATGGCGATCGACAGTGGCCGTAGCAGGATGCCGTCCTCGCGCTCGATGGAGCGGTTCAGAAGATCGGTCAGCGCCACCCACACAGCCTCCTCGGCGGGGTCGCCCGGCAGCTCGACGTAGTCCAGCGTCCAGGCAGCCATGCCCCTGCCCCATCCCACGATATGCACCGCAAGTCGGTTGTCCTGCGTATCGACACCCACCGTGATGGCCAGGACGCCGCGAGGCGCGTGCCGCAGGCGGTACGGCTCTGCGCGGTCGGCGATGACGTTGTGCTTGACCGAGCGCATCGACGGGTCTTCCCACGTCTCGGCCAGGCGGTCGTTGATAAATGTCTTGAGCGCAGCCGGATCGTTCTGCGCGTCAAGCCACTCGCGCACCAGATCGGCCCAACGCGGTCCCAGGCCGAACTGGTAGTACAGGCAATTGATCGTGTAGCCGCGGATGTCCGAATCTGGGTTGCCCGCCACCCAACGGCCGGCGGCGATCATGTCGGTCTTGTGGTGCTCCTCGATGGCTGAGCCACACTCGCTGCACGCGTACCATGCGTGCTTGGCATCTGGCGCCCACACCAGCCCGCTCCACGTGAGCGCCTGGAAATGTCCGCAGTGCGGGCACGGCACGTGGTAGCGGCGCTGGTCGCTCTTGTCGTAGAGCTTGGAAATGCGACTGATGCCGGCGATGCCGGGCGTGCTGATGTACTGGCGTTTGTAGGTGGTGGGAAATGCCGATGTGCGCCCGTCGAGCATCTTGATAGGGTCATCGCCGGTGCTAAGTTGCTGCGGCGCCTCGTCGATCTCGTCGACCTGCAGGTACTTCACCGTGGTGGACTTCAGCCGCTGCGGGCTACCCATATGCTCCACGTAGAGCTGACCACCGGCGAAGTCTTTGAAGGTGCGCTGGTTGGCGCTGTCGCGACTGGCCGTGCTGCTGAGCGCACGCCGCACGGCCGGGCACACTTCGATCATGGGGTTGAGTTTCTGGGCGATCCACTTGTTCATGGAGGCCTCGCCCGGCAGCGCGTACATGATCGGTGCGGGCGCGTAGTCCATCCAGTAAGCCATGCTGTTGGTGGCCAGTTGGCTCTTGCCGAACTGAATGGGAAACATGCATACCTGGACGTGCACCGGGCTACGCGCCGACATGCTATCCATCGGCTCGCGCAACGGCGGGTTGCGGTCGGTAACCCAACGTCCTGGCTTGCTGCTGCCCTTGCTCGACAAGCGCATGTGCTCGTCGCACCACTGCGACACGGTCAGTGGGCGGCGCGGCTGCAGCGCACGTGCAAGCACCGCATTGATACGGAGAGTCGCCGATGTAATCAAAGGGAAACCTCGCAACGACGCACCGGCTTCAGCACTATGCGGCTCGCACGTAGTGAATCGGCTTCGATTCGGCGGTGGCTGGCAACGAGGCCGCCGCGAGCCAGCTTGTTGTCCGACCTCACCCCTCCACCTCCGCCTGCTTGGTGGCTGATCGAAAGCCGCGGCTCATCTCTTCCAGCGCGTGGGTCAGCTCGTCCCACAGCAGCTGCCGCACCTTGGCTTCGTCGGTGGCCGCGGCCAGCTGCGGCGCGAGTGTGTCGGGGATGCGCTCGAGCGCTACGCGCAGCCCAGTGCCAGCTTCGGAGATGGCCTGCTCCACGTCGGCGCGCGGCAGCAGATTGCCGAGTTCCTTGGCCAGCTCGATCTGCGCCAACTGTGCGTCGGTCTCCGCCCTGTCCGCCAGCGCCTTGGCTCTGCGCTTGGCATCGCTGGTCTGGGGCTCGTCGGAGTCGTCCTGCTCGTCGCTACCCTCTCCCACCAATGCAGCACCGCGGGCCTCGGTGTGGCGCGCAGCAACGCCGGCACGCGATGGGTCGCGGGTCTGCTCGTACAGCGCAAGGGAAGCGCTCTTGAGGTAGCCCTTGCCGCCCTCGGCCTGCACCAGGCGGCCGTTGCGCTTGAGCTCCACGATGTAAGACGGCCGGCAGCCGATGTAGGCCGCCAGCTCCTTGCCCGTCACCACCACATCGTTGTCCGTCATACCCAGTGCTCCACTTCTTCCATTTCTTTCAAGGCCAGCGAGACAGGAAAAAACGCGCGCGCGTGAGCGTGTGCGGCCTGTGCGGGGGCATGTGCGGGACGCGCATCGCCTGAAACGCCCGTAGCAGTAGCGATGTGCGGGATGTGCGGGATGTGCGGGCACATACACGCGGGAGAGGCCATGCGCGCATGCAATGACCACACGCCCCGCGCGCCCGCGCCCACGTAGGAAGTAAAACGCCCGCACATCCCGCACAGCCCTACTGCTACAAGCATTTCGGCCCGCACAGGTGCCCGCACACCGTCCCGCACATCCCGCACATCGATAGGCGCAATGGTCATGCACGCCCCTTGTATTCGTTGAAGGCGCCGCGAAAACCGACCACCTCGGTGCCCAGCCAGGCCGACTCGGTCTGTTCATCCGGGCAATTCGCGTTGCCCAGCAGCAGGAACCCGTGTGGTCCGTGGCTGGTCTGCTCGATGAGGTAGCGCTTGCGCGCGCGATCCGGATGCGTGATGCCACGCTTGCGCACAAGCGCGTTGATGAACTTGGGTGACGGAGCCGGCTTGACGCCCTCGCGGCCGCACCAGACCTTGTAAACCTCGTACCACTCCTTCGAGGGCGCCGGCCGCGGCTTGAGCCCAGGAATGTCCTGCCCGTACAGCTCGTCCAGGAACCGCTGTGGGCTGTCCTGGCCCAGGTTGATCAGCTCGGCCTTCGCCGCCGTCATGGGTGGATTGGTGCCGTTGGTGAAGTCGCCCAGGTCCACCTGCAGCAGGTAGTGATGCAGCGCTGCGGTGCCGCCGGCGCGGATCTCAGCAAGCACCTCCTGGTAGAACTCCGCCTGTAGCTTGTCCGGCGTCCAGATGACGGCGTGCCGTCGGTCGTCTTCCTCGAGCACGACCGGCATCGCCTCGTTCGAGAGGAACACCAGGTTGGCGTGGTTGTCTTCCTCGTAGGCCTGGATGTTCTTCGGGTTGATGCGGATGCGGTCGCCCGTGATCAGGGCCTTCAGCTTGTTCTTGAGGTGATACACCTCGGTGCGCGCCACCACTTCGTCGGCCAGCAGGAACAGTTTGCGGCTCGCCCAGTCGTTGAACTTGTCCTCCAGCGCCGACTGGTCCAGCACGCGGCCGTATTCGCCGAACAGCTTCATGTACTCGTCGAAGAACATGTTCTTGCCGGTGCCCTGCGGCCCGTGGATCACGATCGTCGATTTCATCTTGGCGCCTGGGTGCTGCAGTGGGTACGCCAGCCACTTGATCACCCAGTCATAGAGCATGCGCTGGTTGGCCTCGTTGCCACACATGTGCCACAGCAGCTGCAACAGCTTGTCGCAGCTACCCTCTTGCGGCACCGTTGGCCAGCCGGCGAACAGGTTGCAGGTGATGCCCGGCTTGCAGCCGGACGGGTCGAAGTCGACCTCTTGCACGCGCACGATGGCGCGCTGCGGGCTCTCCAACCACGCACGGTGCAGCTCGCGCCGCACGCATGCATCGCGCATGTCACCCAGCGCCACCAGCATATGCTCTTGGTGATCGAACACCGTGCCCCCCTGCCCGTACACCAGCGCGAAGCGGCTGAGCAGTGTGTCGATGCTGTCGATCGGCTTGAGGAGGGCCTTCCCCGCGCCCCCGGTGCTGGGGATGGAAGCGGCGCGTTTTTCCACTGGCGCACGCCACGACAGCTCCGTGATGCGGGCCTCCACCTGCGCACGCACCACGTGCAGCCCTTCGGCCAGGTGCAGGTCGTTGAAGTCGCTGGCCTTGCGGCCGTGCTCGATGAATGCCGCGCGTCGCGCGATCTCTTCTGCGAAGACCGGCAGCAAGGTCGCGCCGTGCACATCGAGTGCGGCCGCGCTCGCGCCGAGCATGCCCGCGTTCTCGGCCTTGTGGTTTTCGCCACAGGTGGGGCAAGTTTTCGGGTGCTCGGTGAGCACAAGGCGCGATTTGCACGCGCGGCACTTCTGCAGCGTGTCGTCATCACCGCAGATCAGCACCTTGGTGCTGCGGTAACGCTTTGCCAGGGCGCTGGCCACTGGCATCAGATTGCCGGCGTCGAACGCCACGGCTACCGGGTAGCCGGTGGCCATGTGCAGACTGGCGGCAGTGGCGTATCCCTCTGCCACCAACAAGATCCACTGCGGCGTGCCGCCAATCAGGTGGAAGTGCCCACGCTTGGCCAAGCCCGCCGGCCAGAATTCCTTCACCGGCTTGCGTTGCTGGTCAGCCTGCTTGGCAGTCCGCAGCAGCTGTAGCCCGTGGATGGCACCATTGCCATCGAGCAGCGGCACCACCGCAATACCTGAGCCGCCGTAGCGAAGGCCGAAGCCCTGCACGCCCTTGGCGGTGAGGTAGTCCGACTCGCCATCGTGCAGCGCCTTGCCCCAGGCGCGGGTAGCGCGTTCGGCAGCCCGGCGATTTTCCTCTTGGCGGGCGGCTTCTGCGCGGCGGCGATCTTCCGCCAGGCGGCGTTTGAGGGCATCGCGCTGCTCGGCGGTGAACTCGCTGTCGCGCTTGCGCAGCTCCACCTTGATCGCGCCGTTGTCGTTACCGCGCCAGATGCCGTAGGTGCCAACAATCAGCACATCCGCGCCGTTGGTCTGCAGCTCGTGCAGCACATACCAGCCGCGCCGTTCCCGTGAACCCTCCACCTTGCAGCGGACCATGCGCCCGCTTGCATCCAGGCTGTCGAGGATCAGGCCGGCATCGCGCAGCTGGCCAAGTACATCATCGTAATTCGCCAACATTCAGTAACTTCCAGCCGCGCTATCTACCAAGGAAACGGGGTCCGAATTACCCGCATCGGGGGTCGGCCAGGAGGACCCATCGCCCGGAGCTGAACAGCTCGTCGCGCCGTTCAGATTCAGTGCCCCGCCCTGCCCGCGCGTGCTTTCCGTCGCCTCCCGGGGAGATGGGGCGCAATGCAGCAGCAATTCGCTCTGCACTGCATCGCGCGCGGCATCCTCGCGTCGCAGTCGCTCACGTTCGGCCAAGGCGTCCTCGCCGGTGAGTCCAGGCGTGTCGCCATAGAGCAAACGAAGTGCCTCGTCCATGTGCTGCCGCGCGACCGGGCTGATGCTCTTGCGGCCGGCGGGGTGTGGTGCCCGGGGCGCGCGGTAGATGGCCATCTCAAGCACCGGTGGCTCCGCTCTCAATGCCGTGGCGCAGGGCGCGCTTCATCCCGATCACGGCGCCGATGACGTCGTCGCCCTTGCGGCCAATCTCGTCGGCGTACTGCCGGTCCTCCGGGCCGAACTTGCCATCTGCCACGGCCGGGGCCAGCGCGCTCACCAGCTCGCCGTACTCTTGAAACAGCGTGGCCACGCACGCCACCTGCATGCCATCGTCGCTGGGCATCGGCACAGCCAGCATGCCGCGGCGGCGCGCCAGGTCCTGCTCACAATCGCTGCGGTACGGCTCCGGCAGGCTCAGCACCCACGCGTCCTCCAGATCTGCCGGCAAGGTCTTGACCGTGCCGTCCATGTAGCGGCGGAGCACCTGGGCGTTGTTCTCCATCGCCTTGATCAATTCAACGCCCTCACCGGTGCGCAGCTTCACCTGCCGCACGTCGGGCGCCGTTGTGGCGAGGTAGCGCTCGGCGACCTGCATGGCGAACGTGGTGTAGTTGCAGGCCGTGGCATCCAGCATGCGGCGGGTGTGCGCGTAGACCACCGACTGCCTGGGCGGCAGAAACTGACGGACGTCCTTCATGCGCCGGGCCCTGCATCTGCAGCACCATGCGCCGCATGCAAGGAAGCCCCGCCACTATGCAATTCAGCGCACTGCGCCGGTACGACATCCGCACCGGCCTTGGTGCCGTCGTCGCCGTGTTCTTTGTTCCCCAGCAGGCCGGCGCAGAACGCGACCAGGCCGGCCACGGTCAAGACAATGGCGACCGCGTTGCGGAGCATCCCCGGCATGGCTGAGGCAGCTTGCGCAGGCGCGCCGCGCTCCCACTGCTGGCGGACACGATCGAGCACTAGCTCGTGGCTGGGCTTACGCATAGGTGCCACCCTCCCCGCGATATGCTGGAACCCCCACGGCACCAACACATGCCCGCAAGGAGGGCGACATGGAACCAACATACGAGCAGATCTTCGGAATCAGGCTGCTGGCGCACCAAGGCATCATGCAAACCATGCTCAGGAACTGGGGACTCCCACCCGAAGCGCTTTTGTCAGATCTGATGCGATCGCAAGAAGCCTTGATTTCTTCGATGCTTCCGCAGGGCATCACCGACGCACAGATCGAGGCCGTCAAGCAGGAATTCACGACTGCGGTAATCACTTTGAACGCCCGCATCGCACACCTACCGGACGAGCGTCCGGACCCAATTCCAGAGTGAAATTGGATTCATATGAAGGTGTCGACTTAGCAGCCGGAGCCGATGACTTTGCCCGCAGCTCTGCGCGGCTCGGTCGGCCCAACCAGTCTCGTACCAACACCCTCAGATTCCAGCGATCAGGCAACATCGGCCACCTCCAGAAAGTTGAGCGGCCAGCCAACGCGGCGGCGGCGCTCGGTAAGTGCGGCCCAGTCATCGGAGGTCAGGCACAGGTCGGCGATGTCGCCGTTGTTATGGATCGGCAGGCCTACCAGGGTGGCGAGCTCACCCGCGGTCAAGGCGTCATCCAGCGGAGTGATGTGGCGGGACACGTAGCAGGTCTCACAGTTACTGCAGTGCGCCGCCAGGTATGCTTCGGCAATCACGGCATCGGGAAGGGTGATCTGCATGGCGCAATTTTTCTGGCGCAAGACGCGAGCAGGCATTTTTCGCATCGCACATGCGGATGGCGGCTGGCAGGCGTGGTTCGAGGACGAGAAGCTCATGGGAACCTACCCCTCCCCACAGCACGCACTGGACGACTTGGCCGGCGGATACACCGACTGGCCCTCCTGTGGCGACCCGTCGGAACTCGGACTGCCCGACGATATCGACGCCTGGACCTGGCACAGCGACGCGCGATAGCGCTGGACCGCCACAGCATCGAGGAGCGCCAGCGCAGTACGCTCGGCCTCACCCAGGCTCAGCCGCAGGCGCAACGCTTCGTCAGCGCGTCCGCTGCTGGTGTCCAACGACAACCCCACCACGCTGACATCAGCAGGCGAGGTACCCACCGCACGAAGGACAACCCGCTGATAGGCCGGATTCAACAATGGGCAAGCCATCAGGCCGCACTCCCCGCAATCAACGCAGCGGCCGTGCATTGACCCTCAACCACATAGGCCGGACCCAGAAGGAAAGCACCATGACCAGCAGCCACTTGCTCAGGATCGCGCCCGACGAGCACGGACACGTCTATCCCGTGTACGACACCGTCCACCACGGAAAGCACTTGTTCACCGCCATCGGCGTGGGCCGCATCGAGCGTGGCGAGGCCTACACCACGCCGGTGGCACAGAACACGCTCAACGCGCTGGCCGCTTACGGCAAGGACCACGGGCATGGTCGATTCCACATGGTCGAGGTTGCCACCGAAACCGCAGCGCCCATGAGGGTCCGCAAGGCCCTGGAGGCGGCCCACGACAAAGAAACCGTGTTCTTCATCTGTCGCGGGCCCAAGGTCTACGATGCCGTGTTCTTCGCACTCAAGGTGGATGCTACCCAACCGGGCAGCCCGCAGTAATACGCTCACATCAAGCGGGCGCATCAGGAAATCTCCTCTAGAAGCAGCGTTGCCACGCGCGCTCGACGCAAAGGACCGACGTGCAGGCAAGAAAATTGGATGTGGAGCGATCCGGCCAAGAAGTGAATCGAGACGAGGAAGCCGGACATCAGGCCACCTCCTGCACGTCGCCACCGCAGACGTCGCCGTCCTGGGCGACGGCTTCCAGATAGAGCTTGTGCAGCCGAACGGCCGCCATCCCGCCTGGCTCACGGGTGCGGCCTTGCTTGATGTCACTCACCGCTTGCGGTGACTTCCCGATTAGCCGACCGATCTCCGTCAGAGACTTGCCATGCTCTTCGAGCGCCTTAATCCGATCTGCCCAGGTGATGTTCATGGGAACCAATTTATGGCATCCCATAGCTCAAGTCAACGGGATGCCATAACGGTTTTCCATAAAAATCACCGCATGGTGAGGATGCCCCCAGAGAAAACAATCGGCGATCGCATTCGCGAGGCGCGTAAGGCCCGTGGCATGACCCGCCCGGAGCTAGCCAAGGAGTCTGGGATCAAGTACCCAACGCTGGCGGGGATCGAGAACAACGATCAGGTAGGAACTACTCAGCTTCCTGCAATCGCAGATGCCCTCCAAGTCAACACGCGCTGGCTACAGACGGGTCTTGGACCACGAGACGCGGCGGCTGCTCCTGAGCCTGACGACAAGGACTGGGCCGATGTGATTGGCTACTCCCAGGCCGCCGGTCTCGGCGCAGCCGGAGCAGAGGCTACTGAGTACGCCGAGACCCACAGTTTGAAGTTCAAGAAGACCAGTCTTCGCCGCAGGGGCATCCTTGGGCGACCGCTGGCGGTGTACTACGGCAAGGGCGACAGTATGGAGCCGGCCATCACGGACGGCGACGCCATCCTGTTCGACACTTCGGATACCCGGGTGATCGATGGCGTGATGTACCTGATCCAGGTCCACGGTGCTGCTAACCCCGAGTACTACGTCAAGCGCGCCGAGGTGCTGGACGGCACGGTGTACTTCCGCAGCGACAACCCGCACGGCGACCACGACTGGCGCAAGCCCAAGCGCATGGACTCACAACGCCAGCCCATTACTGTGGTCGGCCGCGTTCACTGGATAGGCGGCTGGGCAGATTGA